GTTGGCGAAACCCAGGCCGACGTCCGCGATGTCATGATCGAAGGGGTATCGGGCATCCTGAGTGTCCACCGCCGATCGGAGCGCCCGACCTGGCGACCGAGCCTTCGTCGGCTGGAATGGCCGAATGGCACCATTGCGCAGGCCTTTTCGTCTGAGGATCCGGAATCCCTGCGCGGACCGCAATTCGGCGCGGCCTGGGCCGATGAAATCGCCAAATGGCGGCACGCCGAGGGATGTTGGGACATGCTGCAATTCGGGCTCAGATTGGGCAATCGCCCTCGCCAGATGGCGACGACGACACCGAGGCCGATCCCGCTCATCCGGCGTTTGTTGGCGGAGCCCGGGACGATCGTGACGCGCGCTTCAACCAAGGCCAACGCCTTTAACCTCGCGCCGCGCTTTCTCGATGCGGTCGTTGGCCGGTACAACGGCACGCGGCTCGGCCGCCAGGAACTTGGTGGCGAATTGATCGACGATCGCCCGGATGCCCTCTTCGAGCGCGATGCGATCGATCGCCAGCGCATCGACCAGCCGCCGCCGTTGACGCGGATCGTTGTGGCGGTCGACCCACCGGCGACATCGACGAAGACGGCCGATGCCTGCGGGATCGTCGCGGCGGGAACCGGCGAGGATGGTCTCGTCTATGTGATCGCCGACCACAGCATACAGGGCGCCCGGCCGGCCGATTGGGCGGCCCGCGCCGTCGGTCTTTATCACGCGCTCGATGCGGATTGCCTGATCGCCGAGGTCAATCAGGGTGGCGACATGGTCGCGTCTGTTATCGGCGAGGTCGACCGCACGGTGCCGGTGAAGTCAGTACGGGCGACACGCGGCAAATATGTGCGTGCCGAACCGGTCGCCGCCCTCTACAGCCAGGGTCGCGTGCGGCACGCCGGCACCTTCGCGGCACTCGAAGACGAGATGTGCGACTTCGGTCCGGGCGGCCTGTCGTCGGGACGCTCGCCCGACCGGCTCGACGCGCTGGTCTGGGCTGTCGCGGCGCTGGTCCTCGAAGGACGCGGCGCGCCGAAAGTACGGCGGGTGTGAACTCTGCAACTTGGAATTTGAGTTTGTTGCCACCCCTCTCCCTGTCCCTCTCCCTCAAAGGGGAGAGGGGACTTGCTTGGCGCAATCTCAGTTTAGTCGTCACCTCTTCCCTCGGGGGAGAGGGGTAGACCGGAACTCGGGTGCACTTACCGTTGCTCCCCTATCGAAAGCCTTGCCATGTCCCCGTTCGATCGACTGAAACGCTGGATGCTGCCCGGCGGCGCACGACGCTTGCCAGAAACGCCGCCATCGCCTGCCGCCGAGCGCAAGTTCTCCCGCGCGGGGCCGCTGATCTCGCTGCATTTCGTCGGCCGCCCGATGTGGACGCCGCGCGATTATGTCGGGCTTGCCCGCGAGGGGTATCAGCGCAATCCCGTCGCCTATCGCTGTGTACGCATGATCTCGGAAGCCGCCGCCTCGGTGCCCTGGCTCCTGTACGATGGCGCACACGAACTTGATCGGCATCCGCTCTTGAAGCTTCTGGCGCGGCCAAACCCGCGTCAGTCCGGCCCGGAATGGCTTGAAGAACTGTACGGACACCTGCTGGTCTCGGGCAACGCCTATGTCGAGGCCGTGACCGATGGCGTCAGCGTGCGCGAACTCTACGCATTACGGCCCGATCGGATGAAGGTGATCCCGGGGCCGGAAGGCTGGCCCGAAGCCTGGGACTATACGGTTGCCGAGCGATTTGTCCGCTTCGAAGCGACGGAGAACCCGATCCGGCCCATCCTGAACCTCAATCTGTTTCATCCTTTGAACGACTACTACGGGATGGCGCCGATCGAGGCTGCGCAGGTGTCGCTCGATGTGCACAACGCGGCCTCGGCCTGGGCGAAATCGCTGATCGACAATTCGGCACGGCCCTCCGGCGCGCTCGTCTACCAGTCGAAGGATGGATCGAACCTTACCGACGATCAGTATCAACGGCTTAAAAAGGAGCTCGAGGACGGGTTCCAGGGCTCGGACAACGCCGGCCGTCCGCTCCTCCTCGAAGGCGGGCTCGACTGGAAGTCCATGAGCCTGTCGCCCAAGGACATGGACTTCATCGAGGCCAAGCGCGACGCGGCGCGCGAGATCGCGCTCGCTTTCGGTGTTCCCTCGATGATGCTCGGCATTCCCGGCGACAACACGCATGCCAACTACCAGGAAGCCAATAAGGCCTTCTGGCGATTGACGGTCTTACCGCTGATCGCGCGCACGGCCCAGGCGCTCGGGAACTGGCTCGGTCCGGCTTTCGGCGAAGAACTGCGGCTCTCATTCGATACCGACCAGGTCGACGCGCTTGCCAGCGATCGCGATGCGCTCTGGGCCCGGCTCGACAAGGCAACGTTCCTGACCGACGACGAGAAGCGTGCCGTTGTCGGCTATGGGCCGCGAACGGCAGCAGCACCTTCTTTACCTGACGATTCCGACATCGACGGCGATGACGATAGCCCTGCGTCCCGCGCGGGGCTCACCTCGGCCCCGACTGATGCACTCGACGGACGGCTCGCCGACGCGCAGGGCGCCAATTCGACACCCGACCAGCCAAGAGAGTGAGATCCCATGACGGTTCAGTTGAGAGCGGCGTCCGGCTGCAGCGTCGGCGCGCCCGAGGTTAAGCTCATTGCCGACGACATCACCCACGTCGATGCCGACGGCAGTTTCAGCGGCTACGCCAGCCTGTTCGGCGTGGCGGACCTGAGTCGCGATATCGTCGAGAAGGGCGCCTTTCTGGCCTCGCTCGGCCGGCGCGGCGCTGGCGGCGTCAAAATGCTCTATCAGCACGATCCCACCGAGCCGATCGGACGCTGGACCGATATCCGCGAGACCGCCAAGGGGCTCAAGGTGACGGGTCAGCTGACGACGACTATCGCGCGTGGCCGTGACGTGTTGCAGTTGATGCGCGATGGCGTTCTCGACGGTTTGTCGATTGGGTTTCGCACGGTCAAAAGCCGCACCGATCGCAAATCTGGCATCCGGCGGCTGATGGAGATCGACCTGTGGGAAATCTCGGTCGTCACCTTTCCCATGCAGCCCGAAGCGCGTGTCTCGCAGGTCAAGGCATTTGATGCGGCGCGCGCCGACGTGCCGCTTCTGAACCGTGAATTGGCGCTTGCCCATCGCATCGCCCGTCTGGAAGCGCGCGTGTCGTCCGCGACCTGACCAAGCGCTCCTCGGCACGAGCGTGCCACCTGAACCCATTCCCAACATCGCCTCTGCAACGACGGCTTCCGGCCGGCGAGCGGGCGGTGCTGTCCCCATCCAACCACATCCCGAGAGAGGAACAGCATGACATCCTTGGCAACGAATGGCTCCGGCACCGCGCCGGAGAGGAAATCTGCCGTCTACGACAGCGAGGCGCGCGAGACATTCCAGACCTATCGCACGGCCGTCGAGGGCTTTCGCGACATCAATGACCGGCGTCTCGCGGAGGTCGAACGCCGCGGTTCCGCCGATGTGTTGACCGCCGAACACGTGCAGCGGCTGGAAACCGTCGTCGCCGGACTTGAGACGCGCATGAACGAACAGATGTTGAAGCTCAATCGTCCGCCGCTTGGCGGCGAGACGCGGGCGACGGAGCGTAGGTCGCTGGTCTCGGGGACGAGCCTGGAACACAAGCGGGCGTTTGAGACCTATATGCGGGCAGGCACCGAGAGCCCGCTGCGCCAGCTGGAAGAAAAGGCACTGTCCGCTTCGTCCGGCCAGGACGGCGGCTATACGGTGCCGATCGAGCTGGAAACCTTCATCATGACGCGCTTGGCGAATATTTCGCCGATCCGTCAGATCGCCGGAAACCGGCAGGTGTCCTCGACGACGTTCCAGAAGGCCTTTTCGCCGACCGGTCCGCAGGGCGGCTGGGTCGCGGAGACGACGCTCGCCTCGATCACCAATTCGCCGCCGCTGCAGCAGATGATCTTCCCGACCATGGAACTTTATGCGATGCCCTCGGCAACGCAGAGCCTGCTCGATGACAGTGTCGTCGACATCGAGACCTGGCTGGCGGGTGAAATCGACACGGTCTTCGCCGTGCAGGAGGGCGCCGCCTTCGTCAATGGCACCGGCGTCAATATGCCGAAGGGCTTCCTCGCCTACCCGACGGTCGCCGATGCAAATTACAGCTGGGGCAATATCGGCTATCTCGCGACGGGCGCTGCCGGTGCGTTCCCGGCCTCCAACCCTTCGGATGTCCTCGTCAGCCTCGTCTACGAACTCCTCGCCGGGTATCGCCAGAACGCGACCTGGGTCATGTCACGCAAAACGCAGGCCGTGATCCGCCAGATGAAGGACAGCCAAGGCCACTATCTCTGGCAGCCGCCGGCAAGCCTTGGCCAACCCGCAAGCCTCATGAGCTTCCCGCTCGTCGAGGCCGAGGACATGCCGCAGATCGCGACCGGCAGTTTCTCGATTGCTTTCGGCGATTTCCGACGCGGCTATCTCATCGTCGACCGCATCGGCCTCAGGCTCCTGCGCGATCCCTATTCCGCCAAGCCTTTCGTCCTCTTCTACACGACGAAACGCGTCGGCGGCGGCATCCAGGACTTCAATGCCATCAAACTCCTGAAGTTCGACGTCAGCTAAGTCGCAACCGCTCGGAGATCCGATCGCGGCTCCCACACGTCCTGACGCCCGCGATCGATCATGCGGCCCGCCGAACTCCCCGGCGGGCCGCTTTGTTTCGCCCGAACCATGAGTGTGCCGTCATGCCCGCCCAACTCATCGCAGCTCCGACGATCGAGCCCGTGACGCTTGCTGCCGCCAAGGCGCACCTGCGCGTCGAGATCACCGATGATGACAATCTGATCGGCACGTTGATCACCGCTGCCCGCGTGCATGTGGAAGCGGCGACCCGGCGCGTGCTGATCACGCAGCGTTGGCGGCTGACATATGATCATTGGCCACCGGACGGCCTTCTGGAATTGCGCATGACGCCGATCCAGTCCGTCGATGCGGTGTCAATCGCCGACCTCAACGGCAACCAGACCGCCGTCGATGGAGCCGCCTACCAGGTCGACCTCGCCTCCGTGCCGGCCCGCCTTGCCCTCAAGGTGCCGATCGAGACGCTCAAGCCTGGCCAGCCCGTCGCCGGCATCGAAATTGACGTCACCGCCGGCTATGGCGCATCGGGTCTGTCGGTCCCGCAGCCCTTGCTGCTCGCGATGATGATGCTGGTCGCGCGCTGGTACGAAACACGCGATGGCACCGCCATCGGATCGGTACCCGCTTCAATTGCGCAAGGCTTCGAAGCCCTGATCGCGCCGTTTCGCGTGTTGAGGGTCAGATGAGCGCCATTGAAACGGTTCCGATCGGTTTCCTCAATCGACGCATCGAGATCGACAGCCCGGTGGCGACGACGGATGGATCTGCCGCGTGGATACCGCTCGCCATCGTCTGGGCGGGCTTCGCGCAACTCTCCGCCTCCGAGCGCGACGAGGACGGCCGGTTCACAGGCGTCATCCGCTGGCGGTTCACCATCCGCTGGCGCGCAGATGTGACGAGCCTCAACCGCATCGGCTACGGCCAGCGCCTGTTCCGCATCATTGCCACCGCCGATCCGACCGGCAATCAGCGCTATCTCGTCATCGAAGCTGAGGAAGAACTCAGATGAAAAGCGCAAGCCTCCAGCTGCAGGCGGCGCTTCTTGCGCTCGCACGCGCGGCCTTGGCGCCCGTTGCCCTCACCGATGGCGGCCTGCGCAACGCCATCGTCCCCTTCGCGTCCTTTGACGAGATGACCACCCGCCGCCGGGACGGCCTCATGGCGACGATCGAGGAGCACCGTCTGGCCATTCGCATCTGGTCGAAGGCAGGCGGCAAGGCAGAAGCCATGACACTCGCAGATAAGGTCATCGCGGCGCTCGACGATGCTGCCCCCGTCATGGCCGACCATCGCGTCATTCGCCTCTATCTCGACGCATCCGACAGCCGCGCCGCCAAGGACCGAATAGCGGTCGAGACGACGCTCAAATTCGTCTGCCTGACCGAACCTCTTGTCGAGCCGCCGGATTGACGCGACGCCCGGCCGACAACGCACCGTCACTTATCCAAGGAGATCTCACCCGTGACAGCCCAACAGGGCAAGGCCCTCCTCTTGAAGCTCGATCCAACGGGATCGGGCACCTTCGTCACCATCGCCGGTTTGCGCTCGCGCAAGATCACGCTGACGGCGCCGGCCGTCGATGCAACGCATGCCGACAGTCCATCGCGCTGGCAGGAGCTGCTCGGCGCCGTCGGGGTGCGCAAATGCGCGGTCTCCGGCTCGGGCGTCTTCCTGGCAGCCGGATCGGATGCGAGCATCCAGACCATCTTCTTCAACAATACCACGATGAACTTGCAGATCGTCGTGCCCGGCTCGGGCACGATCGCCGGGCCGTTCCAGATCACCTCGCTCGACTACACCGGCGACCATAACAATGAGCTCACCTTCGATATCGCGCTGGAATCGGCCGGCGCGATCACGTTCACAGCGGGGGCCTGAGATGGCAAATGCACGACGGGGCGAGATCGAGGCGATCATCGACGGTCGCCCGCGCATATTATGCTTGACCCTCGGCGCCCTCGCCGAACTCGAATATGCCTTCGAGGTGTCGGATCTTGCCGCCTTGAGCGAGCGGTTCGAGACGGGACGCCTGTCGGCCCGCGACCTGGCGCGCATCGTCGGCGCGGGATTGCGTGGCGCGGGCGAGGCCGTGACGGATGACGCCGTTGCTGCGATGCGGGCGGACGGCGCGGCAGCGGGCTTCGCCGATATCGTCGTCCGGCTGTTGGTCGCGACCTTCGGCGCACCACCCGAGCCGGCAAAGCCCAAGGGCGGCAAGGAGCCGACCGGTGTCCACCCTCGGTGAGGGAATGCGCCGAGCCGCGCGTTCCCAATCATGCCCCGCCCAAGACCACGCCGTTTCCCTGGGATGCTGTGCTCGCCTTCTGCCTCGGCGAACTCGGCCTGTCGCCTCGGGCGGTGTGGCGCTCGACGCCGCGCGAGATCGCCTTGATGATTCGCGGGCGCCGTGGCGGTGATGGCACCATCCGCCGACCGACCGAGGCGGACTTTGCCGATCTCCTCGATCGCTTCCCCGATGGCTGAACATCTGTCCAAGGATTTTCCGCATGACCGCCAGCCAACCGAACGACGACATCGATCCGATTAGTCTCGACGTGCAAGTGAAGCAGCTGTCGAAATCGGTGACCTCTCTCAACTCTGTGTCCACCGGCTTTTCAAAGTCGCTGACGTCGGGGCTCGCGCAAGCGATCGTGCAGGGCAGGAACCTCGATCAGGTTCTTCAGGGCGTGGCCAAGACGCTCACCACGTCGACACTGAAGTCAGCCCTTTCGCCGGTTTCAACCGCGATCGGCTCCGGCCTCGGCAGTGTCTTTTCGGGGCTGACGACGTCGTTGACGGGCGCTTTCCAGTCGCTCCTCGGTTTCCGGGATGGCGGTGTCTTCAACGGTGGCCGGGTGCAGCCCTTCGCCTCGGGCGGCATCATTTCGAGCCCCACGTATTTTCCCCTGTCGGGCGCGACCGGCCTGATGGGGGAAGCGGGAGCAGAGGCCGTCATGCCGCTTCAGCGCGGGCCGGACGGCAAGCTTGGTGTCGCGGGTGGCGGCACCCAGGCCCCTGTCAACGTGACGTTCAACGTCTCGACACCGGACACGCAAGGCTTCGCGCAATCCCAGGCGCAGATCACAAGCATGTTGGCCCGCGCCGTCGGACGGGGACGGCGCGGGCTCTAGCATCGGCACCGAAGAGGAGGGCTCCCGGGTCCGATGTTTTTGATCTCCGCGCGTCCGGGGCAAGGACCGGTCCTTGCCGAGGTGGGGCGGGTAAGCCGCGGGCAAACCGGTTCGGCCTTGGAGCAAGCCTATGTCACCCCTGAAAAGGGCGCGTTGCGGCAAATCAAAGCCGCGCGCGAAGTTTTGAAGGTCCCGAGATGTCATCGACACCAGCGTTCCTGGAAGCCGTCTTTCCCATCTCCGTGGCGCTTGGATCGACCGGCGGCCCGCAGCGCAAGACCGAGATCGTGACGCTGGGCTCGGGGGCCGAAGTCCGCAACCAGCGCTGGATGGACTCGCGTCGGCAATACGACGCCGGTTCGGGATTGCGCACGATCGCTGATCTCGCCGCCGTCGTTGCCTTCTTTGAGGACTGTCGCGGCCGCCTCTTGGGCTTTCGCTACCGCGATCCCTTGGATGACCGCTCCTGCGCCTTTGCCCAGTCGCCGACGTCGACAGATCAGCCGATCGGCAGCGGGGATGGGGCGACGGCGAGCTTCCAACTCGTCAAGGTCTATGGCGGAACAGGCGGTTGGACCCGCACGATCGCAAAGCCCGTTGCCGGCACCATCCGCGTGGCAGTCAACGGGGCGGAGAAAACGCTCAACACCCAGTTCACGGTCGACACCACAACGGGGCTCGTGACGTTTCTCTCCACCTCGATCCCACCCGCCGGCAGCAGCGTGACCGCCGGGTTCCTCTTTCACGTACCGGTGCGCTTCGACACGGACGACCTGAAGGTCGATCTCACGCAATTCGCCGCCGGCCAGATCCCGAGCATTCCTCTCCTGGAGATCCGACCATGAAGACCCTTTCCCCAGATCTGGCCGATCATTTGACCGGTGACGTAACGACGCTCGCCTATTGCTGGCGGCTCACGCGCGCCGACGGTACCGTCATGGGATTCACCGACCATGACCGGCCTATAATCTTGAATGGCGTGACCTATGAGGCGACCTCCGGCCTGACCGCCAGCGAAGCGGTCGCCTCCGCCGATCTCTCGGTCGGCGGAGGCGAGGTGACCGGCGCTCTGGCGTCTGCCGCCATCTCTGAAGCCGACATCATCGCCGGGCTCTACGATGGCGCCGTCGTCGATGTCTTTCTCGTCAACTGGGCAGCGCCCACGCAAGTCGCCCATGTGCGATCCGGTCTCATTGGCGAGATTACGCGGCGCGACGGCAGTTTTGTCGCCGAGGTGCGCTCGCTCTCGGCGAAACTCGACGAGGAGGGCGGCCGCATCTACCAGCATCGCTGCGACGCGGATCTGGGCGACAGTCGCTGCGGCATCGACCTGACGAATGCGCTCTATCAAGGCACAGGCGCGGTCAGCGCTTCCGCCGCACTTTCCACCTTGACCGCCAGCGGACTGGCGACTTTCGCAAGCGGATGGTTCACGCGCGGGCTCTTCACCTTCACGAGCGGTGCCAACGCTGGGTTTGCGAGCGAGGTCAAGCGGCACGCGATCGACGCGTCCGGCGTGACCATCGATCTGTGGCAGCCAGCGCCAAATCCGATGATGCCCGGCGACGGCTTCAAGATCCAGGCCGGCTGCGACAAGCTGATCGAAACCTGCGATCAGCGCTTTGCGAACGCGGCGAATTTTCGCGGTTTCCCGCATATTCCGGGATCGGATTTCCTCGTCGCGCATCCTGCTCTCGTTGCGCAGCCCAAGACCGGCGCGGCGCTGGTGACGTGATGGCCGACGCCGCGCTCTCGATTGCCGAGGAGGCCGTTGCGATCGCGCGCGGCTGGATCGGTACACCCTATCGCCATCAGGCCTCGCTCAAAGGCGTCGGCTGCGATTGTCTCGGTCTCATTCGGGGCGTCTATCGCGAACTCTACGGCGCGGAGACGGAGCCCGTCCCGCCTTATGCCTCCGATTGGGCCGAAGCATGCGGCACCGAGCGCCTGGCCGATGCCGGCCGCCGGCATCTCGTCGAAATCACAGTTGGCGAGGCCGGGATCGGCGATATCGTTCTGTTCCGCTGGCGACCGCATCATCCGGCCAAGCACGCCGGGATCATCGCCTCCGCGACGACCTTCATCCACGCCTATGACGGCACCTCGGTCGTTGAAAGCCCGATGAGCGCGTGGTGGACGCGTCGCCGGGCCTATGCCTTCAGGCTGCCGCCGCGCGGCTGACAGCGGCAGCGCTCCCGCGCAACTGGCGCTCCAATGTCAATTTCGGAGATTGCGACGTGGCAACACTTGTTCTGTCCGCCGTTGGCGCGGCCGCCGGCGCCGTTCTTGGTCCGGTCGGCGCGATCGTCGGACGTGCCATCGGTGGCATCGCCGGTGCGCTGATCGATGAAACGCTGATCCGCTCGACACAGTCCGGCAAGACGGGTCCCCGCCTCAGCGACTTGACCGTCCTGTCGTCGACCGAAGGCAAGGCGATCCAGCAGGTCTACGGCCGGGTGCGGGTCAGCGGCGATATCATCTGGGCGACGCAATACGAGGAAGATGCGGTCAGATCGAGCGGCGGCAAGGGCGGCCCGGCTGTTCAAACCTACGATTATTATGCCAATTTCGCGGTCGGTCTCTGCGCCGGGCCGATCAACCACGTGGCCCGTGTCTGGGCCGATGGCGTTGAGCTCGACCTGACACAGGTCACGATGCGGATCTACAGCGGCACCCGCGCGCAATCGGCCGATCCGCTGATCCTTGCGGTCCAGCCGGGCGGCGTACCTGCCTATCGCGACCTGGCTTATGTGGTGTTTGAGCGGCTGCCGTTGTCGAATTATGGCAACCGCATCCCGCAACTGACGTTTGAGGTGATCCGCTGCGTCGACGCGCTGGAGGCGCGTGTCAGGGCGGTGACGCTGATCCCCGGCTCGACCGAATTCGGCTATCAGACAACGGCACTGACGTCGATCGATGCAACGGGCGCGACCGTTACGGAAAATCGGCACGTTCAGTATGAGGCGAGCGACATTGACGCCGCGCTGGATGACCTGCAGGCGATCTGCCCCAACATCGAGCGGGTTGCGCTCGTCGTCGCCTGGTTTGGCGATGACCTCAGGGCGGGCAACTGCACCGTTGCGCCACGCGTGATGTCGACTGTCCGCAGTGTCAGTCGCGATTGGTCGGTGGCCGGCCTCAACCGGGCAACGGCCCGTGCGGTGTCACAGGTCGCGCCGACGCTTGCCTATGGCGCGACTAGCGCGACAGCGATCGCGGCGTTTGATGGAACCCCGGACGATGCCAGCGTCATCGCTGCCATCGCCGCCATCCGGGCGCGCGGCCTGAAGGTGACGCTCTATCCCTTCCTGTTGATGGACATTTTATCCGGCAACACGTTGCCCGATCCCTATGGCGGATCCGCGCAAGGCGCCTTTCCCTGGCGCGGCCGCATCACCTGTTGTCCGGCGGCCGGCCAGCCCGGCACCGTCGACAAGACGTCAGCTGCCGCAACCCAAGTCGCGGCCTTTGTGGGCATGGCAACCCAGAGCCAGTTTTCGACAACGGGCGGCGCGGTCGGCTTCTCCGGCACGGAATGGAGCTTTCGCCGGTTCATCCTGCACTATGCCAATCTCGCCTCGCTCGCTGGCGGCGTCGACGCCATTCTCCTTGGCTCGGAACTGCGTGGGCTGACGACGGTTCGCTCGGCGAGTGGCGCCTATCCCTTTGTAACGGCGCTGATCCAGCTCGCCGGCGATGTGAAATCCGTGCTCGGCAGTCAGACCAAAGTGTCCTACGGCGCAGATTGGTCGGAGTGGTTCGGTCATCAGCCGCAGGATGGCTCGCACGACGTCACGTTCCACCTCGATCCCTTCTGGGCGTGCCCGGATGTCGACTTCATCGGTATCGACAGCTACGTGCCCTTGAGCGACTGGCGCTACGGACCGAACCTCGATGCCGGGATCGCGCCATCTGCAAAGGATATCAATTATCTCAGGGCCAATGTCCTGGCCGGTGAAGGCTATGATTTCTATTACGCCAGCGATGCTGACCGCACCAATCAGGTGCGGACGCCGATCACGGATGGCGCCTATTCCGAGCCATGGATCTTCCGCTACAAGGACCTGCCGAACTGGTGGGGGAACCTCCACTACAACAGGCCGGGCGGCGTGCGTGCGGCGACGCCGACAGCCTGGGTGCCGAGATCGAAGTCCATCTGGCTGACCGAGACCGGCTGTCCGGCGGTTGATCTCGGACCCAACCAGCCGAACAGGTTTCCCGATGCCTATTCGTCCGAGGCGGGGCTACCGTATTTCTCCCATGGTGCGCGCGATGACCTTGCCCAACGACGGTTCTGCGAAGCGGTCATGTCGGCATGGGATGTCACCGATCCCGCGCATCTCCCGGCCGCAACGCTGACGACCCTCTCCGGCAGCCCGATGCTGGATCCGGCGACCATTCACCTGTGGACATGGGATGCACGGCCGTTTCCGGCCTTTCCCGCGTTCTCGACCGTCTGGGCCGATGCCGCCAACTGGCGCACGGGCCATTGGCTCACGGGGCGTCTGGGCGGCACAAGCGTCGATGCGCTCATTCGGGCGATCCTCGCGGACTATGGGTTTTTCGATCTCGAAACGGTCGCGGTCGATGGCGCGGTCGATGGCTATCTCGTCGATACCGTGATGACGGCACGCTCCGCCGTCTCGCCGCTGCTCACGGCCTGGCAGATCGATCCGATTGATACCGGCACGTCGGTCCGGTTTGCCGGACGCGCCCGTCCCTCAGTGGCAAGCTATTGCAGCAACACGCTCGTCGATACCGGCAAGGCGCCAGTCATTGAGCTTATTCGCAAGCAGGAAACGGAATTGCCGCATGAGGTCTCGGTGACCGTATCCGATGTCTTGCGCGATTATCATCGCTCGACCGTCACCTCGCGTCGGCTCGTCGGTCAAAGTGCGACCGCCAGCAAGGCGGATCTCCCGATCGTCGCCCCGCTCGACGTGACGCTCGATATCGCCGATCAATGGCTGCATGATCTCTGGGTCGGCCGCGAGACGGCGAATTTTGCTCTGTCGCCCAATCAGGTGGCGATCGAGCCCGGCGATATCATCGATCTGGCGGTGGGCGCCGCGATGCGTTCGGTCCTTGTGACACGGATCACCGATGGCCTTGTCCGGACGATCGAGGCGCGTACGGTCTATCCTGCGCTCTATGCGCCGGCCTCGGGCAACGTTCGAGGCCAGTCGATGCAGCCGGCCGTTGCCTTTGGGGCACCGACTGTCGAGGTGCTCGATATCGCGCATCTCTCTGACACCGATCCCTTCTATCAACCCTATCTGGCTGTAACCGCCAACCCATGGCCTGGCACGCTCGCGATCTGGCGGCAATCGTCTGACGGCGGTTCCTATCAGTTCATCGCGACCCACGACGGTCGTGCGACGATCGGCATGACGACGCAAGGCCTGGGCCCCGGGCCGGTCGGCGTCTTCGACCGTGTCACGACGATCGGGGTCACTCTCCTGAGCGGATCACTTGCATCCGTCTCCGAGGCATCTGTGCTGGCCGGCGGCAATCTGGCGGCGATCCAAAATGCGGCCGGTCTCTGGGAGGTATTCCAGTTTGCCTCCGCGCTGCTGACTGCACCGAATAGCTTCACCCTTTCCGATCTCTTGCGGGCACAGGGCGGGTCCGAGGATGCCTGGCTCAATCCGACTCCGGCGGGAAGCCCTTTTGTCCTGCTCGACGATACGCTGTTGGCGATCCCGATAACGGCCGGCGACGTCGGTCTGCCGGTGACGCTGCGGATCGGTCCGGCAAGTCAGGACTATACGGCGGCCTCATACGCGAGCGTGACGTTCACGCCCCAGGCGCGCGGGTTGCTGCCATGGAGCCCGACCGACGTTCACGGGCGGCGCGATCCGACGTCGGGTGACGTGACCTTGACGTGGATTCGTCGGTCGCGGCTGCTGGGCGCGGATACGTGGGGGGCTGGCGATGCGCCGCTTGGCGAGGAGAGTGAAGCCTACCAACTGCGCATCCAGTCGGGAACATCGGTCGTGCGAATGGTGGCGACGACTGCGCCCGTCTACGCCTACACGGCGACACAGCAAATGACCGACTTCGGTGCTCTGCAGGCCAGTTACACGATTTCCGTCGCCCAGGTGAGCGCAGCGCTCGGACCCGGCGTCTGGCGGACCGTGACACTCACTCTCTGATCCGCGATTGCAACAGCAGGCTCCATCATGACATCGACCGCAAGGCTCAACCTGCCGCTCATCGACGCGGGTCAGGCGCAGAAGAACGTAACCCACAACGAAGCCATCCTGGCACTCGACCAGTTCGTCCAGGCATCCGTCCTGTCGCAGACTTTGGCCGTGCCGCCTGCGTCAAACCACGAAGGCGATAGCTATATTGTCGCGGCGGCTGGAAGCGGTGCCTGGGCCGGCAAGTCGGGCCAGATTGCCGCGTTTCAGCAAGGAGCGTGGAATTTCTACACGCCGTCTGTCGGCTGCCTTGTCTGGGTTACAGCGCAATCGCGCGTCTTCGTGTGGACCGGAACGGCTTGGAGCGACGTCTTCAACCTGTTCTCGTCCGCCTTGCAGAACATGCAACTCCTTGGCATCGGGACGACGGCGACAACCTTCAACCCCTTGTCCGCCAAATTGAACGCCGCGCTCTTCACCGCCCTGGCTTCCAGTGAAGGCGGCACCGGCGACATGCGCTTCACGCTCAACAAGTCGACGGCGGGCAACACCGTCTCGCAGCTCTATCAGGACGGCTATTCGGGCCGCGCCGAGACGGGGCTGTGCGGCGACGATCATTTTCACATCAAGGTCTCGGCCGATGGCTCGACGTGGTTCGATGCAGTCAATATCAACCCGGCGGGCGGTGCACTATCACTCATCGCACCTTTGCCGGTGACGAGCGGTGGCACGGGGGCGACGTCCATTGCCGCCGGCCGGACGATGCTCGGGCTCGACGCCTATGTCTTTCGCAACCGTCTGCGCAACGCGGCCTTTGCCATCAACCAGCGCGTCGTGAGCGGCACGATCACACTGGCGGCCGGCGCCTATGGTCACGACGGCGTCAAGGCCGGCGCGAGTGGTGCAACCTACACGGCGGCAACAGCGGGATCCGACACAACGCTGACACTGACGGCCGGCTCCCTGATCCTTCCCATCGAACCCAATCTGATCGAGGGCGGCAGCTTCACGCTGTCACATGCCGGCACCGCCCAGGCGCGGGTCTGGCAAGGAACCGGCACGAGCGGGACCGGCGCCTATGCCTTGGCCTCGAGCACCAGCCCGTTGACGACGACCTTGACCGCCGCGACGCAGACAAACGTCGAGTTCTCCACGGGCACGGTGCTCAGGCCACAGCTCGAACCCGGCAGTGTCGTCACAGCCTTCGAGCGCCGCCCCTTCCCAATCGAATACCTCATCTGCCAGCGGTATTATCTGAAGAACCTGGCGATCGGTAGCCCCCCGACCGTCGCCAACGGCAAGGGCTTCCTTGCAATCGCCCAGGCAACGACATCTGCGCTGGCGATGCCGACCTGGACATTTCCCACACCTATGTATGTGGCGCCAACCGTCACCCTCTATTCGTCGTACTCCGGCTCAACAGGTTTCGTCGGCAATATGACCCGATCCGTCGATGTCGCCGCGACGGTGGTGGCCGCCAACCCGGTTCAATGTACCGCGATCATCACCGGCGCATCCCTGACGGCCGGGGATCAACTTGCCTGCTTCATGACAGCCGTTGCCGAGATCTGAGCCATGTACACTCTGAAGCAGACGCCATTTGGCGATATCGTTACACGGGATTTTGACGGCGCGACACTGCCCGACGATGCCGGCAATCTCGACTGGCAGGCCTATCAAGCCTGGCTTGCCAGCGGCAATGCACCAGCCATTTCCGTTATTGCCGGTCCAAACGCGCTCGTTGCTACCGCCGAGGTGCTCCTTGGCACGTCCGACATCACGATCTTGCGATGTGTCGAGGCCGGCGTTCCCGTACCGCCCGACTGGATCGCCTATCGCAGGATCCTGCGCTCGATCCTCTCCGGTCGCACGACGTCGCTGCCGCCGCGGCCGGCCTTTCCCGCCAATACAGAGTGACCGGCCCAACTTCGCGCTCCCGAACGCCTGGAAAACCGGGGCGCTCAAGCCTTCCGCACGTGTAACTGAAAGGAAACCCACGATGGAACAGACAAAAAGCCTTCTCCTGTCGAAAACCGCCTGGGGCGCCGGCCTTGCCATCTTGGCCAGCATCGCCGGGCTTGCGGGCTATACGATCTCGCCATCCGACCAGGCACAGGCAGCAGACCTCGTCGGCCAGATCTACGATATCGCCGATCGCGTGATCGTTATCGGCGGCAGCGCCTTTGCGATTTGGGGGCGGATCAAGGCGACCCACAAGATCGGATGATCGTCATGGCAATCCTGACACTCCTGAAGACGGTTGTGGCGCTTGCTGCCGCCGTCTTCGACTGGATGCGGCAGCGACAGACGCGCGCGCTCGTCGATAAAGCCGACGAAGCCATTTCCCTGGAGGAAACCACAGATGCGATTGATCGGGCTCATCGGGCGCGTATCGGCATCGAGCGTGATGCTGGCCAGCATCCTGACGGCCTGCGCGCCGACGACAGCTATCGTCGCGACTGA